CTCAAATTATAACAAAAAAGAAAAAATAAAAAACAAAAAATAAAAAACAAATAAAAAATACAAAACAGAAAAATGAACGGATTAGGAGATACTGTTATAATTCCAAATGTGGTTACTAAGAAGATTAAATCTAAAACTACCATGCAATTCAGCATCAAATATGAATTTGTTCTTTTATTGATGGTTTTTTTGCTTGTTTCGATCTTGGTTTTGGACATCACTTTTTTCATGTTGAAACATTAGTTTGAGTTAAAAAAACAATCATTTAAAGTTATAATACCCTTCAGGTGCCTTGATTGGCATGGGTAACATTTTACTAGGTATGTGTTTTGTTATTTTTAAAGTTTTGTCAACTGCTACAAAAATTTTGTCTATGTTTTCAATTAATATTGGATCCGATACATCACTTCTGAAGTTCATTGAATTGATAAGTGCAGACAATAACCATAAAATTGCAATTGATTTGTGGTTATCTGTTTCCTTACACTTATCTAATCTTAATGAAATGTCATTGCGTACTCTTACTGCAGTGTTAACTGATAACATACTAACTCCAGAAGTTATCATGTCAATTAATTCTTCATCTACAAAATATTTCAATTCTGATCTTAATCTTGTATCTCTTAACATTTTCCTATACCAAGGTATTTTATTATTAAATCCTAAGACTTTGGACCCTAATGTGTACACTGTTTCTATTGGAACATCAAAGGACTCATTTTGAAGGACTGTCTGGAGGCTATCAGTCATTTTATTTACAGACAAATTTTCTGTTAAATAATCATCTATTGATTCCTTTATGTTTATGGTGTTCAAAGCTTCATTCACAATTTCCTCCCAAGGTCTATCTATATCTTTGGTGAATGAATTTATTTCATCATTTATCAATTTTATTTTACTAGAATTTTCTAATATTTTCAATTCTGTGAGTTCAATAAATTTCTTTTCATCATTTATGAGCCTTATGTTTTTCTCTGTTAATCTTCCTCTCTCATATATTACTATGTTAGATTTGGATCTGACAATTTGTGTTGACATATCTAAATTATATTTTTTAAGTCTTTCTACATCTTTGACTTTTTGTTTTTTTATCTTATCTGCTCGTTCAATTTTTTTAGGAATATAGTTGGATTGTTTGTCAAATGCTAATCTAATTTGTGATGACCATTTCTGTATAGACTCACCAGACCAGCCCATACTGATTAATTTGTTTTGAACATACTCCATAGCTTCTGAAGGTTTTTTTGCAACTACTTCTTCTTCTACTTTTTTAGTTTCTTTTATTTTATATTTCCTTTTTGAAGCTTCGTTGTAAGTTTTTATTTCTGGGACATAAAATCCACCAATTTCTGCTAGACCCATTGATTTCTCTATATGTACTCTTTCATCTTCACTATTATAATATACTGTTACAAAAACCATGGGTGCTTTATTTGGTCTAGACACTGCCGTTGCTGAGCTGGTGGTATATGAAAAATAATAATGTTTCATATATTTAAAGAATGGTGTGTAAAGATTTTTTACAATTCTACTACCTATTGTGATATTCACTGCACTTGAATAGTCGTCTTTTCCTATTTTGTCAGTAAATCGTGTGTCAAAACCAGTAAACTCTACATAGCAATTTTTTGGTTTTTTCTTGAATTCTGGCTGTATTATGGACCCTTCTCCTAATGCTCCTACATCACGCAATTGAGTTGTATTATAATCATGTATATCATAATTTCTAAATGCCATTTTCTGAGTTGAAGATCTTTCTATCATATTAATCCACTTTCCGAACAATACAAGTTTTGCTGGTAAAACTTTGCAAGATTCTAAATATTCAGACAATTTGCTATCAAGGTAATAAGAAATCCCGCCACTAAAAAAACTTATATCTATCAAATCATCTATATTTTCTATAGTCATTTGACTAAATTCTGGATACCTTTTAATGAATCCTGCTTTAAATATTCCAAATTCTACATCTGATTTACTTATCCTATATAGTGTATTCCTTTTAAGATCTGTATATGCTAATATATCTGCCGATAAGTTGTTATCAACAAGCTTTAATTTAGCATCATCTAAATACCCTTTAGGGAAAAGATTACTGTTTTCATTCCTCCTCAGATAAGTAGCTAATTCCAAAAATCCTGAATGTAAAGCAGCTCCAAATTTGGTGGATATGATTGATCCATTATCATGTAAAAGCAATTGTATTTCTTTTTCTATGGGGTCTTTATCATATAAAGTTAAGGCCCATTGTACAGGGATAAGCCCATACACTTCTAGTAAACTTTTAAATTGTGAGGTGTCTTCAGCATTTTTAAATGCAGTGAAAGCTTTAACAATCTTAGCTTTAATAGAATTCATGTCATCTTTATAAAACATTTCTGCTAATTTTTTTCTAGTTTCAGGGTCTGTATAATTGATGCTTGTAGGGTTTGTTTTTATAAATCCTTCATTCCTCTTATGGAAAGCACTTCCAAATACAACATCAATTTTGCTACCTTCTGGTGTTGAACAAAACTTACTCAAGGCCTTATAGATTGTGAATTTTTCATCATTATCTAAAATGAATTTGTTTTTTTCTACTCTATTATTTAATTCTTCCATGGGATCTCCTTCAAGTTCTTTAGCATATTCATATAGAGATTTATAGAGTATAGATGATTCAGGTTGATCCACAAACATTTTTTCATTCACATATAAATTTATTAAATTATTTGCTATTTTGACTTTCTTATCAACATAGTCAGATTCTGAAAACTCACTAGGTGTATACCTTTTTTCAATTATAATTTCAGGAAGCATCCTAATTTCACTCTCCAGTCCTTTAACACTTAACCTATTAATTCTAGAGTTGTCCATAAAATGCATGAATCCATCTGATATAACATCTATATCTTCCACTATATTGATTTTATCGTGATACCAAAACAGTTTAGACAATTTGTTTATGCAGACTGAGTCTGAGTCAACTGAATAACCTACTTTTAATTCATCAGTGTCTTGGTCAATAGGTGATGTACTCTGGTATATCCTATTAAATCCTGCTTCAGCTAATATATAATTTATCAAAAACAATGTGGAACTTAATATGTACTTATTGTTTGTATTAGTTACATCTAATTCAACTGCATCATAATCATAAACATTTATCTGGAATTTTTGCCCCATGTTTGAGCCTTTAATGACCCCTTCATCATAAAATACATTATCCAATTGCTTTTGTTCCTTTTCATAATAATAATAAGTTGACACTTTTAAGTCTTCATTTGTTATATCTTTCCCCATTTTTTTCATGTACATCAAATATAAATATGATTTTGATAAATGCAAGCTAAAGTCAGTTATGTCCGTCATGTAATTGCAGTGATTATCCCAAGTTGTGTTTGATTCGGTAAACACATTTGCCATAGTAGATCTATAATCTGCTCTAAAACTCATTATTTTATCATTTTCATTTAAATCTGAATTTAAATAACATAATTCAGTATTTATACTTCTGTGTATCATATTAGAGGACATTTCATGCCTTGTAAGCTGGGTGCTTCTGATTGTCAAATTAATGTCTAAACTCTTGTAATATTTGCCTGTTAGTATATTATTGGCCAAGTAAGAAGAATATTTATTGTAACTGTTTATCCCTTTTGTATCAGGGGCCATTGCATAACTGTAAAAACTTCTATATTCTTTATTGGTTAGTAAAGTTGCTAATGTGTATATTTCATCAGGAGTGGCAAAATCAACTTTATTTCCTAAATAAGTGTAAAATGCTTTATAATTTGTTACAAAATCACTTCTATTTTGACTTAGAATCAATCTTTGTAAATCTCTGTCCACAACCATTGAAGTGAAATGCTCAGGTTTACCTTGAAGGGACATTTTCATTAAAAGTGCAGACAAGGACAGTTTTACAGGTTTGATACTGTATAAGGCTGATTCAGAATCCATGTTAAGTAAATTCATATTGAAAGCTTCATCTAATTTGTAGCATTCTGCATAAAGTATTTCATGGTTTTTCAATACTGTGTCATACATTTTAGTATTCTTATTGATCACTTCCTGGATTACAACAATATCTTTCCTAGTGACAATTAGGTTGTTAATTGACAGAGTTACATCACCAGTGCTCTTATATTCTTGGTAGGCTAAAGCAAGTGAAGTGCTAAGTTCCAATATTGTTCTAGCATCACTGACTGTTCCATAAGCAGTTTTCCATTTCCTGTGTCTTACACTTGTAAAACTTCTCCTCCATCTCTTTATTTCACTATCTGCCATAATTGAAGCATAAAAGCTAGGATTTTTTAATGTGTTGTAAAACCAGTATCCATCTAGAGGTGCCTTGTCAAATTTACAGTTTTTCATTGTCCAGGTGTCTTTATATTTTTCAGATAAATTGTTCTCCCATTTCTCAATTAATTTTTTAATTTTATCACTTTGTCTGACTGGAACTATTTTAGGAGCTTTAAATATGCCTATGTTAGAATCTGTTATGAAAGGGTTTGAGAGGAAATATCCAAACGTTACAACCCTTTCCATGTCAGAATATTTAACAATTCTCATGCTATTTGCTTGAGTTCCCATTAGTAATGAATACATTGGAAGCTCATTCATTTTACCGAAAAGTTCAACAGGCAATCCAACTCTTACCCCTTTTATGACTTTAAGTAATGGAGCATAAAATCTATCAACTAGCTGTTGGTATATCAAACTTGCAATATAGGCGGTTGTATGTGAGCATCCATTTGATAATAAGTCTATTTGAATGCTTGTAGAATTTATTGCATCTTTGTAATATCCTTCTGCTGAAGGGTTATATTTAATTTGCCAAAGTCTTTTTTGTGAAGCAGGAAGGCATATAGACCCTATGTAAAGTATGCTAACAAATTCAAAATATATTCTGCTAAAAACAGTTTTTTTAGGTGACAATATATGACCACAAGCTTTCTGGAATATTTCATAAATATAAAACACTTTCCTTGCAATTGAGTCTCTATAACATTCTATTTTTGCCCCAGAGTCATCACTATGAGCAGCGGGATGGAATTTTACTTCATTTTTATAAATCTTTTCAATTAAGTATTTGAAATAAAGTTGTGAAGAAGCATGCAACATTGAAGACATATAATTGAACATGCCCATGACAAATCCAAATGGAACCGTTACTGATTCACAACTAGATTTTCTATTACTTATTTTATATTTGCTATATCCTATAGTAAGTTTTAATTTAAATTCATTTTGATATTCCACTGTTTCTTTTAAAAACCTCCACTTATTGCTTATCACTGGTTTTAAATCATAATTTAAATAACCATAATATTTACCATCAGAATATATTGAAGATTTTCCTTGTGATTCATACTGTGTTTTCATTTTTTCTTTATCCTCTTCTGTTAAATATTTACTTAATCCACTATTCTGTAAGACTATTTTATCATTGTAATAATAATAATCAATATCTCTCTCTTCTTCATATTCAGTATCCATAAAGTCATAAATAAATTTCCCGTCTTCATAATACTTTTCATTATTCCTGAGTCCATCAATAACTTCAGATCTGAATACATATTTTTTATTGAAGTATTTGCTAAAGAAAAATGTGAATGTTTCAAGGAATTCTGGGGGCAGTATCTCCCTCATCCCAAACATGTACATAACATATTTTGTCAAATTAGCTTCTGGACCCCACCTTCTACAATCCATTGTTATAAAATATTTTTTAGAATCTTTCAATTCATTATTCTCAACAATTTTTTGGTGTATAACTTTAAATCTTTTATTGCTGGGCACTGATATTTGTTCATTAGGCAAAAATTGACATAAATACTTGTAAAAGGATTCCATTGTGCTTGTAAATAGTTTAGATTGGTAATTCATGACATATATTTCTCTTTTTCCACCCCATTGTATTTTGGGTACAACATGGAAATAAACTTCACCCCAGTTTTCCTGTATCAGTTTTTTTATTTCATTAGATCTAGTCATATCTTTGGCATCTATAGCTTTGCCAAATTTCACATCACTCACATTCAATTTTAATAATTCTTCAATTAAATTGTAAAATTCATTGTCAGCTTTTTCAAATACATGATCATAAACTACTTCATACCCTGTCGATCCAAAGAAATCTTTGTCTATTTTGTCAGTTCTCATTCCTTTACTGCTAGCCAAGGTGGTTATAGTTTGATTGAATATTTCATTATATTTGGACGTTATTGTAGATTGATTTGTAACTCCCTTAAGCATGTCACCTGTAAATTTACCTATATTATATACTAGCTCTGGGCAGTACATGTGGTTGGATTTCCAAAGGTCATCATACATGTCATTTAAATTATCCTTCAAAGGGACACCAGTACTTTCCAATATACTGTAAAAATCACCCTGTCCATGGTTCAACTTCCATTGTTTAACTGCTTCTAATACTGGTCCAGCATTGCTTATTTGTTCATTAAGACTGACAATAGGAGCTTTTGACATCATGTATTTATAGTAAATTATTTCAGTAAAATCTTGGAGATTTGTGTAATAATTTTTAGAGTTGAACATGTCAATAATATGAAACTTAGACTTATAAGACGCTTTGATAGTCCCATGCCTTCCTAAATCTTTTATTTTTTCCAAGCAAGAATAAAAATCTTTATAGTTATTTTCTATTGACATACACAAATATGCTTGAATTTTATCAATACATCTTAATCCAAACCCTTCTAACATCTCTAATGCACCACTATATTCACCTAAAAGACTCATTGTTATGTATCTTAAATTATGAAGGGTGGATTCTGTTAATCTTTTGTTATGTAAAAATAATATTGACCTCATTGCTTGACTATCCATAAATTGCTCAATATCCTTTTTGTCTATTTGTTCTAGATAAGTTAAAACATGTCCTCCAAGAACTTTTGAAACAGAGCTGAATCCATCCATCATTAAAGTGTTATTCAATTCCATCCAAGGGGTAAAGCAGTAACATTTTTCTCCTATCTTGTTAATTTTAAAGGAACTAAATTCACTATAATTGCTTGTAATGAAACTGGCAACAATTGGATCTATTTCATAGAACAGTTTAAACATCTTTGATGATTGCTTGTTTTGTGATAATTTTCCACCTCTACAAAGCATTAAACAGTTATTATAACCTAAACAATCAAACATCACATGTCTACTACTAACATTGTTGGTTGAATAATAACTTAATGTATAGCAAAACTCTTGAATAAACCTACAAACAGAAGCCAATCTGCTTTTTTCAACTCTGTTTTTTATTTCTTCAGCATTAGTTAACATGTCATCTTTTAATGCACTATTTGTTTGTCCATCTGGATTATTTCTATCTTCATCATATAATTGGCACTGTTTTACTTCTAAATTTTTAGTTAGGTAATCCATCATTCCGTGCATTTCTGATTCTATTTCTCTATAAGAGTAAACTTCTTCTTTATTTTTATTAAAACCTTGCATTTCAATATCAAATCCTGTTTCATTTTTTCTCTTTTTCTTTGTCAAATAAGGATTTTCTGTGTCAAAATTCCCAGGATCTAAAACAGCATTTATTTTTCTATAATAGTCTTTCTCTAACTTATCTTTCAGGTTATTGTAATCTTCAAATGCTGACAACAATGATTGATCATCAATTTTTGATATGTCATTCATTTTACTTATTTTGAGTCTATTCATTTCTGTTCTAAGTTTCACATGTGCCAACATTAAATCTTTTTGTTTTACCATGTAAGCTACCTTTTCTTCTGTTATTTTTTCATTTTTTTGATTTTCTGTTTTATTTATTATTCTCAGTAAAACTTCACTAGTGTATGGACTTGAACCAAGGAATTGTAATAAATCAGAACAAAATCCAGGATAATTGTTTTCATACTTCTCATTAAAGTCTCCAGAATGATAATTGGCTACAGGATAAACAAAGGGATTTTTAGCTCTAAAAATTCTTGAAGTGTCAGAGAATGTATTCAAGATGTTTGTTTTCTTACAAAATCTTAATAATTGTTTTTCAACTTCTTCCATATTTATTTTTTTAGTGGCTATTAAATTCTTAACATTTACTCCAGTGTCTAAGTTTACAGAATTGTCAAGTTTTACTATTGAATTTTCAATTCTTTCTGTAAAGTCATTCGGATCTTTATATTCCATTTGTTTAAGAAATTCATCATAATTGGACTCTAATAAGTTTTTCTTGTCAGTGCTTACATTTATCAAGTTTTTAATAGTACCTCCATGCAACATAAAGGAACTTCTAGTTGTAGGATTTTTTTCTTTATCATAAAGCCTGGTTTTACTTATGCTTATATTAAACTTGCTTGACCTTACAAGGTTCATTGTATTCTTGTTCTTTAACAATATGGTCTTTTCAAGCATTGCTGAATGGTTCTTATCTTTAGATAATTTATCAAAAGCATCTGGAGTCAATCCTTCTGTGCTTTCTTGTATGTCTAATGACCTAAGCCCAATGTCAATAATCAGTTCATATTTTGTTTCTTTATTTAATTTTGTTAATCTTTGATTTAAAGATTTTAATTTTTGTTTCAGTATTGTTAATGCTTTAATATGTTCTGGCCTAGAGCTAAATTCAAAATTAAAAGGTTTTGATTCTTTGTTATTTATAGGAAGATAATTTTTGTATTTTTTACCTTCAATTTTTACTTTTGATATGTGATACTCCAAACTTAAAGGCATAGCCCTCTTAACAAATTTTATAGTGTCTTTAAATAAATCATGGAATTGTGCCATTGAATTTAAAATTTCTGGTTTCTTCATTAGATTTTTTGGTATTTTATTAATATATTCTTCAGGTGAATCCAATCCATATACTAAAGGTAAGTATTTAACTTTTTTATTTGTTTTGGATCTTAAATGTTTCAATAAGTCATCATATTTTCCTTTCACCACCATCCCTTTTTCACCTTTTGATATTATACCTCTTTCATATGAGCCAGTCACTGAAAATTCTAAAACATATATAGTGCTATCACTTTCAATTATATGGTCAGGAGTTTGTATTGTGTTTATTTTGTATTTATCTTTTATATTAAAATCAGAACCTGTGAATTCTTCTCCTAAAGCATTCATAACAACAGAAGCAAATATATCATGTCTTAATTTAAAGTAAAGGTCTACCATTTCATTTTGATAACTTATATTCACATTTTGATGTACAGAAAGTTTTAATAGATTGGTGAAACTTATATAGTTGTTGTTTATACATGGTATTTTAAAAGTTACCATACTTTCAAATAAAAGGCTGGCTATTACTCTATAATATCCTTCAATGTCATTACATTCTTCAATTGCTACACAACACTCATCTACATGCTTCAAATTTTCATGGTAACTTTCAAAAGCTTGAAATTCAACTTTAATAGGAGCTGATATAATTGGATCTAATAATTTGGGGATTTCTAGTGGCACACCAATCATACTTTCTGGACCATAGTCAGCAGTTCTAAGCCTTTCCCATGTCTCTTCATTTTTATCATCATGGACACTCCCTTCATCATCATCACTTTCTTCATCTGGACAAGGACATTCATAATCGTTTAATTTATCCCTGATATAGGTAATAAATGTTGCCTTATCCATATAATCTTTATTTTTTCTTTCATTTAAACAGTAATATTTGCAAATCAAATCACAAAGAGAGTTCAAATCAAGTAATTCTATTGTTTCTATTTTTAATTCCTCAGTTTCATCTAACACTGATCCATCATCTTTTTTTGAATGGTCCTTGTTTTTATCTTGCCCTTCATCATTTTCATTATTTTTAAATGATTTGTTAGATCCCTCTCCACTTATTAAACTAAAATCACTCTCTGATCCATCTTCTACAGTTGTTTTTTTGTCATTTTGGGTTGGGATATCATGCTCTGATTCATTGAATTCTGATTGGCTTATAATTGATATATTTTCAGAAACATATCCTTCAGAACCATACTCTTCATAATCATCATGCTCCATTATTTCAATATTCAAAGATTGAGCCAAAAGAACCATGTTGTAAGCAATTCCAACATTATTTTCAAATTTGTTAGAAACAGAAAACTCACATTCAAAACACAATTTCTGGTATCTGATTATGTCTGTTTTTGATTCTCCAGCTTTCAATACTATAAAATTAAGCTTCAAATCTAAAAGGGGAGCCTTTTCAACTATTTTGACAGGTTTTATAATATAATGGTAATCATCTTCAATTTTAAGTAGGCTTATGAATTTTACCTTTCTTGGCCCCGTAAGAGATCCAGAAAGCACTTTATCTGTGTATATTTTCGTGTCTTCTTTTGATGGTAATCTTCTATCAATACCGTCCTTTCTCATATTTGCTAGTTCAGATCTCATATAAAAAGCTTTTGACTCAAATTTTTTAAAAGACAATTTAGACTGGGATGCCCACAAAGTCTGTCCAAACTTTATTACTTCAGAAGGATCAAATTCAATGCTGTCAAGTAAAACATTACTCTTTTCAATTTTACCATCCAATTCATAAGTCAATATATTAGTCCCATTGGTGTCAAGTGCATAAAACCTTCCATTTTCATCTTCAACACCCATAGAAATTGTACTGTAATTATATCCTACTCCTTTAATGTAAAGGTATGGTTCCTCTGTTTCAACTAATGTTTTTGCAAATTCAAGTGACATTTCATTTTCATCTAATGGAAGATCAACTAAATCTGACCAAGAATAAGGTGGCATTTTGAAAGATTTTACCGTATTACTCTTAAAGAATTTCAGCATTGATTCTTCAGATTGCTCTGTGAACAATATAGAATCTTCATTGTAAATTACATATTTTGTTTTAAAGTTTTTGAGTCTGATTATTTCAATCAAACTAATTCTAGGTAAATCAGGTGATATGATTCTCAATGATAAAGATAATGAAGTCATTGAATTAATATATGTATTCTCGAAAACTGCCGAGTCTGAAGTGGTAAAACTTACTTCTTCTTCAACCCAGTCACTCTCATTAACATCTAATAAAAAGAAGTTTGAGTAGTCAGAATCAGTACATATTATTCCAGTCAATTTGGAAGGGGATTTTAAAAATTCATTATTATCTTTAGTGAAGTATATTCCATTACAGTAATCTTGTGAGATAATTTTCTTAATTTTAACAAAACAACCTTTCAAATAATAATAAAATGTATCATCTTCTTCTTCTGGAGGACCATCTAAACCATATTCTTCAAAAACATCATGATCCAACAGGTCATACCCCTCATTAAAAGCAAAATTACAAAAAGCTTCACCTATTCCTTTATTTTGTTCGAAGTTGTCTACTATTTCAAATTTACATTGGTAAATCCATTCTTGATAATTTATGTTACCAATTTCATCACCGACTTTAACACATAATGAATTTTTGTTTAAAAATATAACATAAGGTTCATCCGGATCCTCTAACATTTCTAAAGGGGTTATTTTATAATATTTAGTTCCAGATTCTTCTGAAGAACCACTTCTAGATTCTTCAATATTATTATCTTCTTCAAAGAAACTGTCATTTTTTGGTAAGTCATCTGACCAGTCAATGTTTTCCTCAGGTTGTGGGATTTCATTATTGTGAATTTCTTTATTATGTTCAAGTGATTCATTATTTTTTGGAACATTTGTCCAGTCATCTCCCATTGACAATTTATTTGTAGAGGGAGTTTTTAAATCTTCTATTAATTCTTGTTCTATCTTAAAACAGTGACTGCAAAACCTATTATTTTCATGTTTGTCGTTTATACTTAAGTTGCAAAGAGAGCATCCTAAAACATCACATAAATGTATAATATGGTTATTTCTTTTAAAACATTCAATGCACCAAGATTGACCATGCATTATACAATTACAATGCAAGCAAATTCCAATTTTAGGTAAATTGCAAATGTTACATTTATAAAGATGGAATTTTGAAGTCTTTTTTAAAATTTTTGACATTAAATTTGTCATTTTAAAAATTCTGATCGTTTTATCAACCCTCAATTTAAAAATTATTTTTTTCACAGAATTGATAAATTTGTTCTTTAAATCATTTTTTAATTTTCTTATATCTTCCAATAACCTAACTCTAACTTTAAATAACATTTCATTAGAATGAATATACAAAGGTTGTTCTAAATGAATAACAGAATTATTAAATACTATTGAACCCAAGCTTTTTGAGAATTTCACAGATTTGTAATCATACAAGAATTTTTTATTATGTGTTAAAGATAATTCTTCAAAAGATGGAATTTGAGGTGTTGGTAGATGCTCTAAAACACATAAACCTATATCTATATTATATTCATAATGACCAAAGCTGCCATCACCAGAGTAGCTGACAAAATTTGGACTTTTAGGTGTTCTTTTTCTGGTTTTGAGTTTTAAAGTTTTGGTTTTAGTATCATATCCATAATCTGTATAATAAACTATATTCATTTTTTCTTTTGAAAATGTCCAACATTTTTTGTTTTGGTAAACAGCACCACATCTACAATCAAATTCAACTTCACACTCATCAAACCATGAGTTATTGTAACATACCAAATCATATTCTATTTTAATTGTTTTTATTCCACATTTACATTCAAAAACATTGTAATATCCAACAGTAGTAGGTAATGATAGACTGCCCAGGAATTCATGTGCATCCTTTTGAAGGCCATCATGGAATTTTCTTATACTGTTCCAGGTAACTTCAACATTTAAACAATTTTTCAAAAAAGATTTTATAGCTTTATAATAACAACTGTTTGAATGAATGTTTCCAGTTAAAACTGATTTTCTAATAGAAATACCTACACCTTCTTCACAATTTTCACCGCAAGAACAATAATTCTGTCTCCTACAATAGAAATTGAAAAATGACTTTTCTTTTACAGTGTCAACTTTTTCAAGTTCTTCGCAGCATTTTTTAAGTGGCTTCAAACAATAATTGCACACCATAAAATTTTCACATTCTGTATCACCAAAAACAAATTTGTAATAAGAACCACCAATTTCTTCACAGAAATAACATTTATCAGATTTGATGATTGACTTGCTTAAAAAAGAGTTCATCAATTCAGTATTGAAAGTCTCAGAGGTTGATAGAATGTGCCATTTTAACAATTCTTTTGGAGCATGACATTTAGTGTCATCATCATAGTGGAGAAGTTCACATTCATGACAATCATAACTTAAATCACAAAAATCATCATTTGGTTCAGTGCAGTTTCTACAACCATTTTTATAGCAAACATGAAGTTCATGCAATGCTGGTTTCTTAAATAAAGATTCTAGATTTTTATTCAGTTCTCCTAATGAAAATTCATGAATTCCTGCCTTTAAACTAGAAATACAATATTGACATAACACAATATCAATTTCAGGGGTAAATCTATTTTTTAAAAGGGTTACAGTTTCAACTTTAGAACCACAGTCACACAAATTACAAGTTGTTTTATGAATATTTTTACTAATATAATATAATATATTAGCAACTAATGTTTCATTATTAATGTTAGATTTTTTATTTGTATATTTAATAGTGTGTAAATAATTAATAGTAGGTTCCATATTAGTGCAAATGGTTCCATCATGATGTAAATATGTAGATTTAGTAACATTTTGTTCATATTCTTCAACCTTGAAATCCACACCGAAAAACTCAAGATATTGTCTTTTAAGCTCTACAGTTAAGGTTGCAAATTTGTCAAATTTAGCAGAACAATTAATTAAAACCCCTAATTTTTCAGGTTTGACTTTATCTTCTTGAAACATTATTGATTCAAACATTCCCTGGATATAAATCTCAGAAGGATCTATATCTAAATCAAAAATTACTCTTAGCCTAACATAATTTCCTAAATAGCTAACAATGTTTTTTACAATAAACCCTTTAGGAATTATTTTAGCATCTTTTGAAATTGTAATAATAAACTTATCATCATAATCTGAAACAAATTGCATTGTATCTCCAAAATTCAAAATATACTTAATCAAATATCTGAATTCAGACATAGTCCTAATAGATATCTGTTCATAATGGCAGTGGTTGGTCCTGTCTCCTAAAATAAAACTACTAAATGAATTATCATGGCGAGAATGGTGGATTGAATACATCAAGTTCCCTCCTATTAAACATTGATTGCAATCATGCAACTTGCTAATAAACAAATGACCATTTGAAAACATTAATGTATTACGATCAAAGTGATAAAAACCTTCACTGTCAAGTGAATCCCCAATTAGAATTTTTATCTTATTCAAACAATAATTGCATGTTTCTGAATTTGAATAATTGTCACAATTACCAATTTTTAATGCAATCCCATTGTCAATTTTTATATTACATTTGAATAATTCCTTTTCTTTTTTATAACATTTGATAGAATTGCATATATAACTGCTATAATCTATTCCACCATGATTAAATAGCACTCTGTAAAATTCTGCCATACCAGTCATTATTTCACTGTGTGTATTACAATGGTAATTAATGTTAATCACTCCTTCTAAAACATATTTACTCGAAAGATTTTCAAAAACTACTGGATGTTCATAAGAATTGCTAATTATACATTTAGTTCCATTCTTGTTAATAGTGTATTTAGAACTTGCTCTGGTTAATCCATAAGAGTGTCTCTCACAGTTATAAATTTCAAAATTGTCATGCACATCAAGGTCACAATGAAGTTCACAAACATCAAACCCATGCTTACATCTTACATGTTTGACTAGGCTGCAAAATTCATTATGATCACAAATTACAGTTTCATTTATTCTATTCCTGCAATTTTTACATTTGGCAATATTACAAACACATTCAATATTGTGTTTCTCAATACAAATACATGAAATATCTTCTTGAAGATGTTGACAGTCTTTTGTAAACAAGTCATTAAAGCACCTAATGTTATCACAAAAACCATTTCTTCTTAAATATTTTGATAATAATGATATGATTTCTTGTTTTTCATCAGGCAAAGTATAATTCAAAGCATTAAATCTCCCCATAATTTCAGCAACTTCAAATTTCGAATCTCTGTTATATGGATTTGATCTTAAGTTTTCTAAAAGTGACATTTTCAATGCTTCAAATTCAAAGTTGGATAAATTTGAAAAGTTGAATAAAGGTTTGCTTAGCTGATCTCCTTCAGCCCCTCTCTTTAAAGCTAAATCATACAAATTGTTGTGTTCTGGACGAGGCAAATATTCAGTATAATGGCCAATTTGTTCATTGAAATACATCACATTATAATGGAAATGCTCTAACCTTATATAAAACATATATTTTGAATTTTTGTTAAAACTTATGCTATACATTGTAGAGCTAAATATAATAGTAGTAACCTTATGATAATAAAGTATATTTAGTATATCTTCTAATAAATATCCCCTCTGCAGTGCATCATAAGATGTATTTTGACTTATTAAACTCCAATTTATTGGTTTATTTAAAGAATTTAATATAGCATATATAGCATTAAAACCGCACATACTTTGATAGTGTGGCACATCTATTTTAAAATGTTTATGCTCCAGAAGTTCAAAAGAACCACACTCTGAACAGTATGGCAAAGGTCTATTTTTCCTTAAAAATTTAACGGTAGATAAAATTGCTTTTTCAAAATCATTAATCTCTACTGTTCTTAAGCATTCTTCTGTTAATTCAATGCAATCTTGTTTACATTCACTTCTGTTGAATTCAGCCAAATTATGGTTTGTTATTATTAGTTTGACATAACCAAAATTAATACCACATTTTATACATTTGCCATGATTCTTTTTACAAGTTTCTTTTTCCAATGGAAAGGTTGCAATAGATTCATTTGTATCTGTACTAATTAAAACATCTGTATTTGCCCCTCCAACACTTTCATCACCAGTTTGATTGTTGTCCTCAAATGATTGTCTGTTCTTTTTACCGTCTTGATTAATTTCACCTTCTTCAATTGGTTGAATACTACCTTGGCTAATACTACTAACAGACACTGTTTTGAATCTGTTTTTGTCAATGTTGTTTTTAATTTCAGAAATATGTTGTAATTCAGATTCCTTTATTTTAACATCCCTTTCTTCTTTTTCTTTTTTAAGTAATTCTATTAGTTTGAGTTGTTCTAAATTTCTTTTTGATTTTTCCAGATCAAACTCTTCTTGAGTTTTTAATATATTTTCATTTAGACTTCTGTTAAAAATGTCAATTCCAGTATTAATGTTTATAGGTTTAAATATATTGTTTCTCAATTTGATAAATGCACCGCTAATGATATTAAAATCTAGTTTATTAAAAGGCATTTTATATATGTCATTATTTCCAGCATCAAATTTGTACTTTTCAATTGACAAATCATTGAGTCTAAATTTAAATTCTAGAATAACTCCATCGGGGTTTCCAAACCTTTCCCATTCAGTTCTACTTTCACCTTTTATTTTTCTATTATATTGGTCAAGTGAGGTGTGGAAATATATATTATGTAAATCAAAACTTTGGATTTGTGGCTTCCTGCCTCTAGTACAATGATAGGCCTTTACAAATTTGTTACATTCATGGTTTTTAACAGAATTACTTTCTATTGCTTGATTAAATCGGAAAAAGTCACCTTTAATAAGAGGGTTGTCAGTTTTAAATTTATCATTGCAATTTTTACATGATAAATTTACATTATTCATTTTTAAAGATTCTATTGCATCTATTACCACACCATCAAAAGAAACAAAACTCTGTGAAAATGAATCTTCCAAAATTTGGAAAAATCTTAAGTGTATGGTTTTATTATTTAGAGATACTTCAAATACTGCTGAATTGCCTTCTTTAAAATCATAAGTAGCATTAAATAAACCATAAAATATAGTGTTTAAATTGTATGAATTTAAAGTTAAAGCAACAAGTTGTAAAGGCATATCATTAAAATCATTTAATTCTAAAAAGGTATTTCCAGTATATTTACATAACAAATTATTAAATCTTTGCATTAAATCTGATTCTGTGCATTTTGCAGCCAACAATATACTTTTAAAGTAACAATCAAAATTGTTATTAAGTTTTGTTTTTATGCAAAAACCCTCATGTTCAAATTGGTCACATTTGGTGCAAATTTTCATATTTTTAGCCATTTTAATCAATTGTTTAAAGATTTGATTTTCATTAACCTGGCTGTAGCTCTCTCCACAATGTTCAAAAGTTTTATTGTTAACAGTGAGTCTATAAGGCAAATTATTTTCAACACATAAACAAAAATTGTCATATTCAATTTTTTTGTTTGCAAACATGCTTATGTTAAGTCTAGGATCCAATCCTGTGTTTATTCCACTCCACATTGAATCAAAGTATTTTTTAAGTTCCAAATTGCCCATATTATATTTGTTAAACTCTTTATCTTTTTCTGTATTAAAAAGTGTCCTATGACATGTTAAACATTTAAGTACTCCACCTATTTTTACCATAGAGTTGGGTTCTTTATGGACAGAACAACATTCTTTAACACTACAAAAGGCCCTTGTTGGACTTTTGTAACAATATTCAATGCAAGACTTACAAACATTCAAATCAAACAATTCCATCTCAACACCACAACATTCACACCCATTTTTTACGATGTGTTTAGAATAAACAAACATAGGACATTGTAAATTGATAGGTTTAATATTGCAGTGATTTGTTATTACCATTGAATCCAAATCTATAAATCTATTAAATTCAGTAGAACCGTAACATTGCAATTTATACACTACATTTAATTTTAAACAATTGAGACAGTAAAAAAATATATTATCGTTAGGCTCAGCTTGCAAAATTGTTTCAGATCCATAATAATGCAATACAGAATATTTTTTAACCAATTTATAAAATGAATCCAAATCATCCTTTTTTAATAATTTTCCAATTCTGCTTTTAACATTCAAATTAACTTTAATAGATTTATTGTCTTCTATACACTCCTTTATTGTTTTATCTAAACTTCCTTCAATAATAACTCCTCCTATTTTTATATAAAAAGTTTCATTTGACATGCCAGGGTGCACAGTTATGAGATTTAATTGAACATTTATAGTGATTTTCTTATCACTCAAATCACAATTGTCATTATTACATTTTAGTTTCGGAGAATCCACACATTTATAAATTACAGTTTCAGGTTTGTTATATTTGAAGTAATTGCATGGAACATCATTGTAAAATAATTTAAACATTTTTTGACCCGAAATTTTAACAATAGATCTTTTTATTGATGACACAACTTCATACTTAGCAACAGCTGGGTAACAATGTCCATCTATGAAATATATAATGTTATTATATCTATCTTTTGAATTAAGGTGATAAGACCTTAAAACATTTCTATCTTTTTCAATATCTCTGCAAACTATAACTGAAACTTTAAGTTTCAATTTTCTTATTGCATTAACAACATTTTTAGAAGAAACATATCCATAATTTTTGCAAAAATCATCGATTTCCATTTTAATAGGTAAATAGAAATTTATAGCATGGAAGGCACAGGTTCCATCAGTAGGGACAAGGTTTATAGTTATATCATTAAGTGAAACTGGAACCCATGTTACATTAGTATCATCATTTACAATTTTAGCCCAATCCATACTACCACCAGCCAGTGTTTGACTAAGTTCATTACCTAATTCAAAATTCAGATCTTTGATTGTTGCATTCTTCTTTTTTATCAGCAACATTGAAGATAAACTCACAATCAACAATAAGGATGTTAAAATGCTAATTGCTGTATAATCAGCTATGTTATTGATTCCACCATTTTCATTTATATAAGAACCACCAGTAGTATCAGTTTCTAAAATGGTAATTGTTGTAGAGTATCCTTTATCAGTTTGATAAACTGTTATATATTTAGTGGTTGGTGTTTCCACATTTTCTCTTGTTCTAAAACACAGCTCATCTGTAATTAATAAGTCAAAAACCATGACTTTTTCTACAGTATTATAACCATAAGTTCTGCAAAGACAGTTTCTTGAAAAAATTGAATCTTCCATGAAATCTATATTATAATCTTCTGAAGAATTAAAAGATAAAAATACTTGTTTTTGAAGTCCATTGCACAATGGTATCAAATCAGGTTTACTGATAGGTGCGTTTAGAATTATGATAAATACAACCAATAAACATTGATTGAGATTATTAGTTGGCCTTATATGGCCTGATATTAGTTTTAATAATTTGAATTGTAGAATTAAATATAATAATAAAATACTATAAAACTTATTTAATTTTTTAATCATTTTTATTTATGAG